CAAGCACACATATCGGATGTGTGTAAGTCTTGTTACACCCAAGTCATCCGAACAATTAGAGAGTGAGTAAATGAACCTGAAAGAAATCGCTGCCGAACTTGCAGCGTTAACCGTCATCAAAGACGCCGTTACTGAAGCGACAAATTCTCTGCGCGAATTAGCAAAGGATGAGCTATCAAACGTCGGCGCTGATATGACCAAAGCAGTCATCGACAATCAAGAGGTAGCTAAAGTCACCCTTGTAAGCCGAGACGTGGCCTTCGTTATTACAAATGAAAGTGCGTTCTTGCAGTGGGTAACGGACAATTTTCCAACAGAAATCGAACCAAAGGTGCGTGATGGGTTTAGAAAAAGATACACGGAAACCCTGGCGATGACACCTGATGGAAAAATATTTAGCACCTTAAATGGGGAAATCCTGGACTTTATGTCTATTGAAACCAAAGCTCCTTACGTATCGACTCGATTTGCACCTGAAGGTCGCGAGATCGTGCTAGAGGCAATGCGCGAGCATCGCCTAACAACCTTGCCCTGGCTTAATAGCTACGTAGAAACCAAACGAAGAACGGAGATTGACTAATGGACGAGATACAAGCAGCAAAGTTACGTGCACCTTTTAAAGAAAGCCAAGTAGAAAAAAAGGTGATGGGTGCTCGTTCTTATAATTACATCAATCACGCGGTTGTCACCGACCGATTAATCGAAGTTGACCCCACTTGGTATTGGGCTCCTATGGCATTAGCAGAAAATGGAATGCCACAACTAGATGAACACAACGGAATCTGGATAAAATTAACAATATGCGGAGTAACGCGTATTGGATACGGAGCGTCTGAGCCGCATCAAAAAGGTGCAGATGCGGTCAAAACAGCTATCAGCGATGCGATCAAGAATGCAGCGATGCGCTTTGGCGTTGCACTTGATCTCTGGGGCGCAGATAGCAATGGACAAAGCGCAGAGAGCGTGAACCTTTCCACGCCAACTCTGCGCTCTGTTCCACCTTTAAAAGCGGTGGTAACAGAATCACAAGAACTGGCTGACTTTATAGCAGCGCAGCGTCCAAATGATCCTGCGCCTATCGTGCAGCCAGCTGAAGCGACCGGTGAGCCCCACTGCAAGCACGGAAGCTTTGCTTGTCGTATTTACAGAAGCGGCACAAGTAATAGCGGTAAACCTTACGAAGGTTTATTTTGCCAACGTAAACCATACGAAGAGCAATGCACACCTGTTTCGATGGATGGAAAGCCGTGGAAAAAATGAAAAAGAGAAAAGAAACACATCGCGTAGTATGTACAAACCGTCTGGATCACACGCTTCGTTTTGAGATGTTGGATATGGTAGAAAGAACCATCTTTAACTTTCAGAAAATAAAGAAAGAAAACGATGAGGGTCTATTATTAGCTACCTTAATGAACTTTAATTCGGTGGCGCCTTCATACATAGAGGCGCTACAAGAGGATTACACCATAACAAATGAAGCCACTAATTCTGAGTGAATCTGATAAGGCGTTGGCACGTAAAACTGCTGACGCCTTTATCGACTGGTCTATACAAACACAGACCACCGACAGACCTCATACGCGTTACAACAAATGGAAATCAGAACATCAAAGAAAGCACGATATGCAGATGGCCTATGGGGCCGAGATTGCCGTAGCTAGGCTTTTAAATCTGCCTTGGAATGGCCTCGATACATATAAAGACAAAGCAGATGTGGGTAGCAATATTGAGGTGCGCTACTCCACGGTCGAGTACCTGATCCTGCGGCAGAACGATCGAGAGAGCGATATAGCCTTCCTGGTACAAGGCTCCAGCCTGGAAAGATTATTCTTAGGCGGTTTTCTACCTGTAAAGATGGGCCGAATGCCAAATTACAAGCTAGAAAACGAGCAGACGTGGTTCATACCTAAACAAAACCTTTATGCTTTCTTACCTCAATACCAGGCCGTTCAGGCGTTCCTACAGCGCCTGGCAAGTAAGACGGAATAAGGCAGATGGCCAATAAAAGCCTTTAAAGGGGGTTTATAGCCGCTTTAACAGGGCAGATGTAGGTAAGTTCCCACAGGTTCGTCGTGGTCGCCTGTGGGGGCAACGTGGGGCGGTGCGTGGTGCACCGTCCCATTTGCCATTTAGCGGTGTTTCTATTTGACGAGTTGTCCGAGGGTAGGTCTATATTTGCTTCTGGTCGTAAGACTGGGGCAGGAACACCAGCAGCGACGGTCGACGGTCAAATGATCGGATACCGAAACGCAGTGAACCTCCATACTCACCTGAATTAATTTGGGGGGGTAGGGGGGGCATTTCACTGCAACTCAGGTCTCTGGTCAAATAAAAAAAAATAAAGAAAGATTAAAATAATCAACTGATAAATCCCTACCAATGAAGGGAAAGTAAATGACACTAAACATCAACATTGGCATAGGGGAAATATCAACAGAAATCTGCTCAGATGAATCATTGTCATTTGAGGCAATCGAATCTCTTTTAAACAGATCTGTGCAAAGCGTCTTGGTAATGTTTAACTCATTAGACGCAAAGGATCGCAGCCTCGTTCTAGGATTGGAAGACGCTGATGACGAGACGGACGAAGAGGAAGACGCCTGAAGGCTACAGATACTGCAATAGTTGCAGGCAGGTATTAGCTACATCCCAATTCGGTTGGTCTAGCAAGGCTCGCAATAAATTACGGCACGATTGTAAGAATTGCCGAAACCTACACAAGTGGGTACTTCGCAGGGTAAAATTAGAGCGTGAACAGCTCCTCGTTGCACAGAAACATTGCTGCGCCATTTGCGGCATACATAACGACATCAGTCGACTGGGAGTCGATCACAATCACAAAACACAAGCCATACGCGGCCTTCTATGCCACGACTGCAACACCGGTCTGGCAGCCTTTGAAGACGACTCAGACTTACTCGCAACGGCAATGATTTACCTTCTAGCAAAGGAGAATGAATGAAGTTGGCATCTATATTTTTAGCTTTGGCTCTAAACACGCCAGAGGGTTACCAGCAATATGCATTTAAGTACATAGAGAAACACGAACGGCCTTGTATAAAGGAGCTTTGGAGATTAGAGAGCAATTGGCGTCCAGAAGCTAAATCTCCAACACACGATTACGGAATTCCACAGCGACATATGAAGCACAATACAAAGAAGCAAATCGCAAAGTTTAGATCGGACCCTTTAAAGCAAATTGACTGGGGTATAGGCTACGTTCGACATCGCTATAATGATTTCTGTACAGCTTTAGACCACCACCGTGCACGTGGCTGGTATTAATTAAATGAAGGGACAGTTATGGATTTAAGAGAGAAAGTAACAATTGGCGTGTGTTCGCCAGGCCAGTGGCATGCGATGTTTGCGACAAGCATCATTGATATAGCGCGAAGTCAATCAGTATTAGGACAACTTATAAGCTTAGAAGGATCAGGTGTTATAAGCCGTTTACGAAATCAGGTTGTAGCTACCTTCCTAGAAAGAACAACAGATGATTGGTTGCTGCAAATAGATACCGACCAAATTGTAAGCGTCGATATGTTTAAGAAGCTGATAGCGGCAGCCGATAAGGATGAAAGGCCAATCGTTTCAGGAGTTGTTCACGCAGGTTGGGATACTGACAACCTATATCCAGAACCTGTGCCTTGTGTGTTTAAGATAGGCGAGGATGGCGGTCTATTTAGTATGCACGAATACCCAGAGGACACAGTGGTAGAGATAGATGCTGCTGGTACAGGGTGCCTCTTGGTACACCGTCGTGTGTTTCAAGAGATGCGTGATAAAGCCGATAAGGTTCAAGAAGCTGATAAGTGGTGCTGGTATCGAGATATGCCTATAAACGGTTCCTGGGTCGGTGAGGACATATTCTGGTCGATACGTGTCAAAGCGTTAGGTTATAAGATGTTCTGCCATACAGGTGTGCAGCTACCACATAAACGTAGTTACTGGTTAAAGCGTGATCACCACAAGGATTACGGTCGTTACGTAGACGCTAGGCACCAGAGCGCAGAGCAACATTTAGAAATAGCTAACGACGTTAGTCTTGGCGTTAAAGGAAACGTGGATTGATTAGATGTCCGTTTTTTCCCACGCTCATCGGCTTGGATAT